TAAGGATAAGGGCGGTTTGGCTCCGCAGGGTGTTGCGATGATCCGTGAGCTTGAAGGGCGTTTTCCCACAAGGAAGGGCTTGGGGCGTTTTGTTATCCCCGAGTTCAAGGAGAAGCAGGGTCAGGCTACGAGGATTGCGGTGGGTATTTTGGAACGTTACGCAGCTAAGGTGAACCGGAGGCTCAAGTGAGTATCAATCTCCCTATTGTTAGCAAGTTTGACCCGACGGGGCTCAAGCAGGCTCAGAATGCTCTGGGCGGGTTCAAGAAGACTCTGGGCACTGTTGCTGTCGCTTTGGGTGCTGCGCTCTCTGTCAGGGCTGTCACGGATTTTGCGAAGGCAAGCATTGGCGCTGCTTCCGACCTTGAGGAGTCGCTCAACGCGCTCTCAGTGTCCTACGGTGATGCTTCTGAGGGGATTGCGAAACTTGGTGAGGATGCGGCAACCAGGCTTGGTGTAACCCAGTCGGCGTTCAACGCTGCAGCGGTGCGGTTCTCGGCTTTCGCGGATCGTGTTGTCGGTGAGGGTGGCGATGTTGCCGGTTTCGTCGATGACATTACGACTCGTGCTGCCGACTTCGCTTCGGTGTTCAACATTGACGTTGCCGAAGCCTTGCAGGTGTTCCAGTCTGGTCTTTCTGGTGAGGCTGAGCCTCTGAAACGATTTGGTATCAATCTGCTCCAGTCTGAGGTGCAGGCTTATGCGCTTGAGCAGGGCCTAATCTCTGTTGGCGAGCAGATGACTGAGGACATCAAGACTCAGGCTCGTTATGGCTTACTGATGCAGGAAACGGCGAAGACTCAGGGTGACTTTGCGAACACTTCTGACGGGTTGGCTAACTCACAACGTATCCTTCAGGCGAACTTCCAGGATATGCAGGCGACTGTGGGTGGGGCTTTGCTCCCCGCGTTCGCATCGTTGACAGCTGGTCTTCTGCCGCTTGTCGAACAACTTGGGCCAGTGCTAGGTAACACAGTGGAGTCTTTGACCCCAGCTATTGAGGATCTCGGCGCTCAAATCCCAGGTTTGCTACAAGGATTCATCCCATTGATTCCTGTGTTAGGTCAGCTGGCCACGCTATTCCTTGATTTGATTGCACAATTATTGCCGTTTGTGGTCGATTTATTCTCCGCCTTATTACCGATTTTGACGGAGATGGTGCCGGTAATTATTTCCGTTGCTGAGGATGCACTCGGGTTGTTCATCCCGCTCTTGTTAGATTTGACTAGCGTAATTGCGCCGATTATCAATAACTTTCTCCCCATATTTTCTCAACTGTTTGAGGCTTTGGCCCCAATCATCCTTCAGCTAGTTGACGCCCTGTTGCCATTGATTGAGATACTACTTCCAATTTTGACAGACCTGTTTTTGTTGCTCCTGCCAATCCTGGGGCTGGTTGCACAAATAATTGGCGTTGTGCTGGTTGCGGCTATCACATTGTTCTCAAATGTTTTGCAAGGGTTCAACGTGTTCCTAGATGCGTTTGTTGACTCGTTCAAAGCTGTTTGGCAATCAATTGCAGATTTCTTTGCAAATCTTATTAATGGGCTCATTGGTGCTTTTGAAGGTTTTGTGAATGGTGCAATTCGTGGCATCAATTCCGTGATAAATGCCATGAACTCGATTCGATTCAGAATTCCAGATTGGATTCCTGGGTTGGGTGGAAAGAGCTTTGGGCTTGACTTGCGTACTCTGAATGAAATCTCTCTCCCTCGTGTTGCCCTGGCTGAGGGTGGCATTGTGACGGGCCCGATGAATGCTTTGATTGGCGAGGCTGGCCCTGAAGCTGTTATCCCGTTGAACAAGATGCCGAAGGGCAACACTTACAACATCACGGTCAATGCGAGCCCTGGCACGAATGGTGCTGCGGTAGGGGAACAGATCGTCAATCTTATTCGCAAGTATGAGCGCACTTCTGGCCCTGTGTTTGCGAGGGCATAATGGCGCTTTCTGTTGAGCTGGGTATTAGCAAAGCGTTCACCCTTGACGATCCTGTTGCGGGTGTGCTCGATAACACTGACTTTGTTCTTGGTGGTGTGGAGTTTGTTGACGTAACGGATAAGGTTCGTTCGGTTACTTTGGGGCGTGGGAAGAACCGTGATCTTGACCGGTTCAACGCGGGAACCCTGTCTGTGACTTTGAATAACGAGAACAGGGATTTTGACCCGTTGTTCTCCGGTTCACCGTATGCGAACAATATTGTCCCTCGGCGTGATGTGCGGGTGCTGGCGGGCACAGCGGTGCAATATGTCGGAAAGGTGTTGGACTGGAACTTTTCGTATGAGCCGAACGGTAGACAGTCTGCCGAGTTGCAGGCAGCTGACGGGTTCACGTTCCTTGCTCAACAACTTGTGACCCCTGGCACGGCGACACCTGGTTTCACGGGTGCGCGGGTGAACGCTGTCCTCGACATGGAAACCGTGGACTGGCCTTCGACAGATCGTGACATTGACACGGGTGCTTCGGAGTTGGGTGCTGACGAGTTTGACGGTAACGCGTTGTCGTATTTGCAGAAGGTGGAGCAGTCTGAGGCTGGGCTCCTGTTCATTGATAAGCAGGGGCGGGTGGCGTTCCGTGACCGGTTGGCTTCACCCACGGTGGGCGGGGCTCTCGTGTTCTCTGATGTGGCGGGTTCTGGGATTCCATTCGCACCTGCAGCGGTTGAGTACGGTACGGAGCAGTTGTTCAATCAGGTGACGGTAGAAAGCCCGTTCGCTACGGCTACAGCGAACTCGTTGTTGTCACAGACTCGTTACGGGATTTTGGAGCGTGATGTTGACACGTTGCTCTCCGACGAACCTCAAGCGCAGGATTTGGCGAACTTCCTTGTGGGGCGTGACGATGAGCCGGAGTATCGGTTCGCGCAGATTGCTATCGACATTGACAAGCTGAGCACCGCGCAGGAAGCTGACGTGTTTGGGTTGGAGATTGGTGACGTTATCCAGGTGCAACTCACACCGGGGAACCCACCAACAGGGTCACCGATTGAACGGTACGGGCGGGTGATTTCGATTGCTCACAGTGTCGAACCGGATTCTCATTTCGTGACTATCGGTGTGGGGTCGGTGCAGACTTCGTTGTTTGTTCTGGATGACGCAGAGTTCGGTAAACTAGATGGTGCGGGCATTCTTGCCTTCTAAGACTTAGGAGCTTATTTTGAGCGGTAGAAAGACTTTCACGGCTGGCGAGGTTCTCCAGGCTGCTGATGTGAACGATTTCCTGATGGATCAGTCTGTGATGGTGTTTGCTGGGACTGCTGCTAGGGGTTCTGCGATTCCTTCGCCTTCTGAGGGGATGGTCACTTATCGCGAGGATGATGATGTTGTCGAGGTGTATAACGGGAGTTCGTTTGTCCCTGTTGGGCCTGGACAGATTTTGCAGGTTGTATCCACAACAAAGACAGACATTTTCAGTACGACTAGCACTTCCCTTGTGGATGTTACAGGATTTTCTGTGAATATCACACCAAGTTCAGCGACAAGTAAAGTACTTGTGATGATTGACACTACTATAGGAAACAGTACTGCTTCTTCTACTGTTTTGCAGTTGGTCCGAGATTCCACACCAATCGCTGTTGCCACAGGTGGTTCTGTTAGTAATAATACGGTTTTGACTTACAGCGCTAGTGCTAACTGGGGTGATGGTGTGGGTGCTAATTTCTTGGACAGTCCTGCTACAACATCAAGTGTCACTTACAAAGTTCAGATGTTTGTGGCGAGTGGGACTGGGCATGTTGGTAGACCTGGTGTTACTGCTGATCGTGGTGCTGTTTCTACTATTACAGTTATGGAGGTGGCTGGCTGATGGATATTTCTTCGATTCTTTCGCGCAAGTTCGAGGGTGCTGTGTGGACTCTGAATGGCTCTGATTATGCCGGTCTGACATGGCTCAGCGAAACCAAGCAACCTACTGAGAACGAGCTTGAAGCGCTTTGGCCAACAGTCCAGTATGAGATTGCTTATGAGCAGGTCGAGAAGAATCGGCAGAAGGCTTATCAGGAAACTTCAGATCCTCTTTTCTTTGAGTATCAGCGTGGGGATGCTACAGAAGCAGAATGGCTTGCAGCAGTCCAAGCGGTGAAGGATGCACACCCATACCCTGAACAGGTCTGATCGTGAGGCTGTCGAAGCCTTGGCCTGAGCCATACACTG